AATGGATATACCGCTTGAACCCCCAGTCTTCAAGTCGCAGTTGAAAGATATGAAATTGAAATACAATAGGTTCTATATTATTAATTTAGAGGACGAGTATGACCCCGATGGAACAAAGAACGACGGCACTCATTACACGTGCTTCCAAGTGAATAAATATAAGAATGGTAAGGTTGAGGGCGTATATCTTGACCCTTATGGTGTCGCACCTCCAACAGATATAGATGAGTTTGTGGGTTTTAAAATACCACATTCCAAAAAACAAATTCAAGGAAGTTTGAATAACGCTTGTGGTTGGTTCTGCCTCGCTTTCGGTCATTACATCAACTCATATGAGGGAAGAAGTAGAGACCTTCATACAGACGCTATGAACTTCACAGACCACTTTGAAGATTTAACCGAGAGCAATCACCATCTTAAAAACGAATGGGTATTGAAGCACTTTTTTAGAAGCAAAGACCCGTCAAAGAGAACTCCAATAGAAGTTGAAGGACTTGGTAATATTAGCGACGCTAATGAAAGAACGAAAATAGTGCTATAAAATTGAAAGGTCTTTTTAGAAATATTTGAATAACATAAAACACAATAATAGATAATGGGACGCAAATATGTTCGTGAAAGACGAGAGAGAAATAAACTCGCAATATGTTCGTGTGGATTTTCTACAAACGGAGATTGTCGCACATCAAACTTGAAAATGAAATTACATATTAGAAGCAACAAAAGTGATGATTTTAAACACTATATTAAAGAAGATTATGATGTAAATCAAAGGAACTCTCTCGCTGAGGTGTATGTTGGAAAGAATTATAATTTGTTTAAACATTAATTATTTAGTAAAAAATGATATAAATATTATCTTATGTATATATATAGCATAATGGAAGAAACCAAACAAAAGAAGACTGCCGAAGAGCGAAAAGAACATACTCGTCAATACAACAAGAATTATATGAACGGATATTATCGCAATAATGCCGAAAAAGCAAAGAAAATGAAAATGTGCCGTCTTAACGGTCTTATTAAGAAACAATACGAAATAGACGAACAAACACAAACAACATTTAAGAGTAATCTACACACCATAGTTCGTATCAAAGAACTTATGGATACACTTGACGATGGTGTGGTGAATACTTTTTTACTTCACAAACACAATATCAAAATCAAGAAGATTATTCCCGATGGAAGAGGTTTAGGGGCAAAAAAGAAGGAGGAGAATATTTAGGAAAAAATGTTCTAAATCCGTATTTTTTAAATCAATTATTTATAAAATTGATTTAAAGATGAAATTATAATCTATTGTATATATATAGATGCCTTGTCTAATAGAACTCCCAAAAACGCAACCGCAGATTTTCACCGAACATTTAGAGAAACACTCTCTTATTGGTTTTGGAGGTTATAAAATTAAAACCTACCTTGACGACGATGGTATTTTGAAAAAAATATTAGGAACTGGAAGATGGAAGCATATCAACAGCAAGAATTATAAAACCCATATTGGAAAAGACAACTACGGAAACGACCATAGTTCTTTCTATATTATTACTGGAAAAGATGCTGGTTATATCGGTATTGATTTTGATACACAAGTAGCGTATGACGCTTTTATAACACACAACCCCGAGTGTGCTAAATTTTTCACACAAAAAACCAAGAAGGGTTTTCACATTTTATTTAAATACGATAAACGTTTTAGTCATTCGTGTTCTAACGACGCACACGAGAAAGATGAGTTCAAGATTGATTTCCGTAGTGATGGTGGTATGCTCGTGTCTTACCCAACAAAATATAAACATCACGAAACAAATGAAATATATTCCTATGATATTCATATTGACGGAGAACTGGGAACAATCACAGATAAAATCGTAAAATATTTTGACGATAATGGAGTGGTTTATTACAAATTGAAAAATGATACTAAAACTCGGGTCAATAAGAAGAAGGAGGAAATCAAAAAGACGATTGAAGACAAGATTGAAGAAGTCCAAGATGAATTAGACGAAATTAGTTCTCAATCGGGCAAGGTTTTTATCCGTATGTGTGAGTGTTTTGATAAACAAAGAGTAGCAAATTATAATTCGTGGTTTGAGATGGGTTGTATGTTGAAAAATCATTTTATTAACAAGAAGAATGAAAAAGAAGGAAAGGATTGTTTCAAACACTTCTCGCAGTTAAAAGACGAAAACGGAGAAATGTTTTATCCCAATTATGACCTTGAAACACTACTGGAAAAATGGAACACTATGGAAGTCTTCAAAGTAAAAAAGGTTGATAAAAATAAATCGTGGGACAAAATTAAGAAATGGGCGAAAAAGGACAACGCTGAAAAGTTCAACGCCATTTTTGATATTAACGATTTAAACCTCACTTCGTCTTACAGCGACCTCAAAACCGCTTTTGAAGAAACAAATTTCAAAGTGCGTAATCCCGTATCATTTTGCGAAGTTGTTGATATTGACGGACAAGAAGAATTAGTTTGGCGAACACCCGCAGAAACTAATACGCTATATGAAAACTTGTTTTGGACGAAATATGAGTATATCCCGCCAAAAGACGAAGACGAAGGTGAAGGCACTTGGAAAACAGAAGAAAGAGAGTTTATTAAGGATTGGAGAAAAGACACCGAATTATTAGAATACGAACGAGTTGATTTTAGACCATATTGTTTGGAAGATACGACACCCGACAACATTTATAATCAATTTCGGGGGTTTAATGCGATGAACTATTATTTGGATTGGTTGAAAATGGGAAATAATAGACGTGAAGCAGAGGATAATGACGAAGGGATTGGTATTCTTCTTCAACACATTAAAGATTTATGTGGTTGTCCCGAGTTTTACGAATATTTCCTTGATATGTTGGCGTTCAAAATCCAATTCCCAGCAAGGAAAAACAATATTGCTTGTATCTTCAAGTCCTTACAAGGTGCGGGAAAAGATAGTTTCTTTGATTGGTTCGGGAATGAAATGCTCGGGTCAAGATATTACTTGAATATTCAAGGTCTTAATCAATTAGAAAATTTCAACGCCCTATTATCGTGTAAGTTGCTCGTTGTATTAAATGAGTTTGAAATCAAAGAGAGCATTTCCAATAAGGAAAAGTTTAAATCTCTCATCACAAATGTAGTGAATGTAATCAACGAGAAGAATGAGAAGATGCGTAAGGAAAAGGATTACACTAATTATGTGCTACTGACTAACAATACTATCTCATTTTCAGTTGAAAGTGGCGACCGACGATTGACTGCGACAGAAGCAAACAACGCTATATGTAATAATAAAGAGTATTTTGATGAAAAATATGAATACATATATGGTAAGGATAAATACGGAGAATATGTTGGAAAATCCTTTATTGCTCCTTTCTTCCAGTTTCTATTAAATAGAAATGTTGAAAAGAAAGACTGGATTAACACTCGTGTTAAAACAGAGTATTATAATACTCTCCAAGAATATTCTATTCCTCCTTTGGTTCGCTTCTTTGAATATCTCAATAATCAATATTTCCATTATGGAGCGGGATACAACGGGCGTTGTTCTACGATTACTGATACAAAACATTCCGTATTCTCTGCGGGTGAATTTTACGACTGCTTTAAGAGGTTTAGAAGTGATTGGAATTACAAATCTGCTGACTGGAACAACACTCTCTTTGGAACACATTTGAGAACCTATATTTGGGACGGCGATAATGCGTTAGATGGTGAAATACCTTACAAGTTTATTATTAAGAAAAGGAGTAAGGTTATTTGTTATGTTCTTGATAGTATTAAAATGATTGAATTTTTAGAAAAAGAAGGTATTATTAGCAATAATAATGGTGAGTGTTTAATAACATCTCATTTGGAAGATGGAAATGATAGTGATAGTGATTAATACCTTACTGATTATGCTGTTGTAGTAAAATTGTCGTAGGGTATATTTTTTACATCAGTCTTATTACGTAGGGTTGTCGTAGGGTATAGGAAAAATAGAAAAACACTTTTTATTAGTTTTTTTTACATTCTCTTACCTATTATCATAACAAATATATATATTAGTAAATAATGTTAATATATATATCGCATACTACGTATAGTTCGTATAGTATTTTCTGTTTTCATAAAAAAAAAAAAAAAAATTTTGAAAAAAAAAATTTTGAAAATGTTAGGAGTAAAACGTCCGCATACTATACGAACTATACGTAAAATGTATTTATATAAAATTGATTTAAAAAGATAAGAACATATAATAGTAAGATGGATAGTATTGAAGATATTGTAAAGAAAGGGGAAGAATGGCGTGAGAAAAGAAGACTTTATAAAAGGAAGACAGCAACAAGAATAAAAGAATTAAGAAATTGTGGAAAGCAACTTGAATGGCGAAAAACAAAACATACTTGCGGGTGTGGAGGTGTTTATAATAATCATACTAAAAGCACTCATATCAAAACAAAAAAACATACTGATTGGTTGGTAAAACAAGCGTCCAACCCTACGTAATATACGTCAAATATATTTATATCAAGATGATATAAATACATAACAAGTATAACTGTATGGTGAATTTGTTATTAAATACTATGAAAAGGGACATAGAGTATCTTGAAGCACACGGCGATATGGAAGACGCACAAGCAAAGCGTAATGAATTGGAATTGTATGTGTTATTCCCCGACGCAAGGTTCATTATAGACGGCGATTTCCTCCCTATGTTAGATGACCTATTGACGGAAGAGAAGCACATATTTTTATCCCACACTCGTTATTGCTGTTGTTGGGACGAAGAAGAGTATAAACCAACGGAGTTCTATGAGATAAAAGGGGATAAAATCACATATAGATATGTGTTTAACGAACTGATACGCCAAGACTTCAATCCCGATTGTAATCATTACTTTTTAGAACTAATAACACAAACAACAAACATACAATTTGATTTGTGTATGGGTTCTTAATATTTTGTTTAAAATTACTTCTCATCATT